TGGTCCTCGCTCGGCTTGCCCGACCGTGCTCCACTCAACGACAGAAACTCTAGCTTTGATGCCGGAGCTTTGTCGTATACATTGGTCTGGAAACCACCCAGAACAGTGCCCAGCCCAAGATTCGTATCACTTGCGATAGCGACAGACGAAGTGGACCGGATGTAGAACACCAACCCGGTTATCTTGTACTTCTGGAAGTTGGATGCAACACCAGATAACCAGGGAAATACTTCGGGGAGACCCGGGTTGACATGAAACTGAGTCAGCTCCCAATCCTCTGACCCCGTAACGTCACCCAGGAACTCGCAATGCGAGTAGGTTACCCCGACGTCTTGAGACGAATTAACCCGAGGGACAGGTTGGGCCAGAATGGTGTTCGACCGCACGGGCGAGTAAGCACCCGCACCAATAAGCTGTCTAATACCGTTAGCTACCATGCCTGCTCCGGGGAAGACCGTATTCGCCACTCCTCCGACCGCCCCGATGAGCGGGCCGGCGATCTTCTTCAAACCATTCCCGAGATCCTGGAAGAACCCACCGCGTCCTCGCAGTGTCATCCCACCAGGGTAATATGCCCCTCGACCAACTACACGACGCGTAGCCTTACGGCTCGCGGCTTTCTTCAGACGCTTAGGCATTAAATTTATGCTCGCCAGACGACATAGGTGTTCCAGCAATCGAACCAATCAGCCGGGCAACGCGCTGTCAAGCTAGAAAGTTCCAAATACCGTAACGGCCCTGTAAAAGAGCACTCCAATGTCAGCTGGGCTTCTCGGGTGATGTCGTAGATGGCCGCCATCGCAGCTCGAGTCGAGTCACGAATGACCGACGGGGCAAACTTAGCTCCATTTTCGAGCTTGCGGGCGTTCCAACCACGATCCTCATCAAACATCCTAGAGAGCTTGACTCCTGAAGAGCGACAACACTGTATCACCCAATCAGCGAAAGGCCCGAGTATCGGACAATCTGGGAACTCGGCCTTCAAGGACAAGGCTTTGGTGAACAACAGGGACCACCGAACCCGAGGCGATCTGGAGCTGGATGTTGTCCACCCAAACTTAACAAGACGCTCAATCGGATCGGTGATCTGAACCAAATCGTCACCGAACTTAATCTTACAAAACCCTGCTTCACTGACGGAATCAAACAACTCAATCTTAGCGCAAAACCCTAACTGCGCGAAGTCATCAGCCACCGGTGCCGGCCCATCGAGCACAAACAGACCGTCGTCCCCTTCAACCACCCCGTCTGGGTCATACCCGTACTTCCTACAGGTATACCGGACCATGAGCAAATTGATGAGGGCGTTCCCGAAGCTGGTATTCAAATCACCAGAGCATCGACCGTGGTGGACATCGGCAGTCCAACTGCCATAGTCAAGATGACGTACAGCAGCACACGATCGTTTGAAATAAGCCACCTCGTTAGGGGCGAGGCAACCAGCAAGGTGTTTGACCAAATAATACTCAATACCGAGGGCGTATTCTCGCAGAACGCCAGATTCAAACGCTGAGAAGTCCAGGCCAAGCAACTTACCAGCGTGGAATCGCTGATTAAGAGCTCGTGCTCGGAGATGGGTAGGAACACCCTTGAGTAAATACCTCGCGTAGAATCGATAAACCGCGTGTTCGACACTTTTCATCAATGGGCCGAGGAATGCCTTCTCTTCCATAGTGCACGCGTTGATGCAGCGGTGATACTTGTACCCTGCATATCGCTCAGTTTTAGTGAAAGAATCTTTAGCACCGGGCCGACATGGTGGTAAACCGGCTAGCTTGTCCAAAGCCAACCGCAACTTACGCACCGCGGCCATAGTATAATGGGAATCCTGGACCCACTCATCAAACGACAACACCTTATCGAGAGTCGGAATGAGGTCAATCTCGGACTGAGCAAACGCAACGAACGCTTTCACCTCCCGTGGTATGGCGTCAGTTCGTCTGCATAGACGAGCTTTTAGACCAGCGCGCTGTGAATCAGCGTCGCGAGTGTCGGGGGCAGGAAGGGCAACATGCAGAACAGCACAACCCAGGTCGTAATACACGAAACGACGATCACAAACGTTCGGGTCGCGAATACGGATTGAGTGATTCTGCTGAGGAGGGAAATCAGCCATGGCGTGCTCTGTGGTTCTGTAACCATACTGCTGGTAACGCCCCCGTCGGGGCGTCCCGCGTTTCCCTGCAGAGTTGACATGGCCGCACGCCGGTCGAGCACAAAGTCGACGGAGTCCCGGTCGCAGTTAATACAGTCCACAACCTCGCCGGTCTTAGCATCGCGTAGACGCCCACCAGGCAAGATCACGTTCTTCGAAAAACGCAACTGGCACAACACATCGTCGGCCTTGTGGTCGCTGTCTTTCACCACCGCTTCAGCAACAGCCACGGCGGATCCTGACACGAACACATCGGCGTGAGTGATAGGTTTCATCCCCAACCAATCCTCGAAAAACCAGCCGGCCGCTCGTTGCTCAACGTGCATCCGTCTCACGAACGCATTCGGTCGAACCGTCGGCACAGCCTCTTGGTTAGCGTACTTCTCATCAGGTACGTCGAGTTGAGCACCCAACACACGCGAACGAAAACCCGGGCGATAAAGCCCATTCAGCACCCCGCGCAACAGGCAGGGCGCATCTGGTCCATTCCACGTATCAGGGTCCCAAAGATTGAAAGGACGCTTTGGCACGGGCTGATAATTCTTGTCGATGGGGACCGTTACGACAAGTCCCTCAGGCAGAGGAGCGGCGCCAGCAAAAGGCAATTGCGGCGGGTCTGCTTTCTTCTCGACTTTCTCAGTACTCGCACCACTCTTAGGAGGCGCTTTCGCGTCGGGTGTGCACAACGCTTCCAAGCGCGCCACTAACTTTGGCGTGCTTGGAGGCGCGGGTGCGTCGGCGGACTTGTGCTTACAGGGTTCGGACGTTGCACGAATCGTCGGCAACGCCCCGCAGCCCATCCTGCTGATACCACGCAACACGTGAATCGGGTAATGAGTGGGGCCTGCAGGCAGCTCAACATGCTTCTCATCCAAACCTGGCGAGAAAGCAGTGTTAGGCCGAGCCACAGGATCCTGACTCAACGACCGGATCAACGCCGCTTGGCGTTTCCCAAACAGGCTGGACGGGTCAACAATCTCATTCGTCGACTCGACCTGCTTGGTACTCGTAGCAACAGGCTGACTAACCGGAATCACCTTTTCAGAGACCGGCTTATCAGACTCAAAGGACATCCCACTAGCCACCACCTTTTCAGATAGCTCAACATGGGCGGTTTGAGTAGCGTTAACCACTCCAACAGCTGATCCGCTGCCCAGGCTTACCGACACCTTTTCACGGGCAGAGCACTCAGCCTCCTTCACAAGATCCTCCGCTTCCTTCTTATCAAGCTTGAAAGCCTCGGTGGTCCAATCAACACGATCGATGTTCCACTCGAGTTTCACGGCAAACTTGAGGAATTCAACACTCCGGAGGTTGTTCGTAACCTCGTCCCAGAGTTGTAGATAAAATCCACGATCCACGCCGCCCTTCTTCCCACCACGCGCCTTTCGCGACTGAAGTGGTACATGAGGATCGGCGAGGTACTCAGCACGCTGACACTCCTTCTTCTTGCGCACTTCCGCAACAATTGCCGAGTCGCGTTGGGGCTTCGGGCACCGAGTGATGCACTCCAACAACGACTCATACAACACACTAAAATTAACAATACCTTTAGGAACCTTCCCAATATATCGGCCGATGTACTCCGAGACAATTGCCTGATACCCAAACCATTCAGAGTAACGGCGAATTTCGTTTGGATGATACTTGACCAAATCGGTATTGTAGCGGCAATGAACAATACGAATCCCGACATTCTTAGGATAATGCGTCACATACTCGCAACGGCGAGCATATTTCGCAATACCAGCCCCACCTTCAGGGTCCACGAAGTTGAGCGGCTTGAGCTCCCCGGATGGGACCAACAGTGCGCATGGCTTCGCAGGCGCAACCGAGGCTACCGTAGGGCAAGACACATTCAGCTCGGTGGTGACAGGTGATATAGGTGAATACCGAGGGGATATGGGACAGACGAATTCCGGAGAGGGAGGTCGATCGGCTCGCAACGGCGAATCCAGATCTCCACAATACAGATTCGACCCGGACGTCGCCGACTTGACGTACAATCCGTTCGACTTCTTCGTCATGCCACCAGGAGGCAGCAGGCTGGGCGTCGGCTCCCCCTTGGAAGTCGACGCACATTGCTGAGGCGTCGCGCTCTCGTAAGTTTTCAGCAGCGACGTAGACGCTCGGATGACAGGGCTCGGCACACGCAACTGCCCCGCCTTCTGGGCGGTGGGGCCGTCCCGCCTGTTTAAAGGCGGTCCCCCAACCGGAACGGCCGGCACCGCGCACGATGAACTTTCGCACCGGGGCGTACACCCCTTGGACTCAGTCGATTTACCACCAGCTGAGCTCATTAGCGTCTGAT